GAAGATCTTGCGTTACCTTTCTTAAAAGTTTTGGGTCAGCTCTCTCCAGAGGTAAACAAGAGAGATGCAAAATATGTCGAGGGCGCAGAACCTGGCAGGATCATAAACACTGTAACCAATGAGTTGTTTGATGAGATACAAATTGTACCTTGTCATTACAAAAGACAATACATTGAGTGGCAGGATAGAGGTACCAGCACTGGTGCACCTGTTGCAATTCACGAGGCTGATAGTGATATCATTAGTCAAACCACAAGAGGTAAAGACTATAAAGATAGATTACCAAACGGTAACTATTTAGATAACACTGCGCAACACTTTGTGTTAGCTATGGGTAAAAATCCACAAACAGCATTGATTTCTATGAAAGGCACTCAATTAAAAGTGAGCAGAAAGTGGAACTCAATGATGATGGGTATCAAGATGCAGGGTAAGAATGGACTTTTTACCCCGCCAACATACAGCCACATTTACAATCTAAAAACTGTTCAGATGTCTAACGACAAAGGAACATGGTTTGGATGGGACGTGAGCAAAGTGGGTCCGGTCTCAGATAAAAATATTTACGACATGGCAAAAAATTTTGCTGTGAGTGTAGGTAAAGGTGAGATTGAAGCTAAACATGAGAATCAAGAAGTAAAAAAAACTTCATTAGATTTATAATATCCCGGGTAGTGGGCGTCGAAGCTAGCGTGGAAACGCCCACGCAATAATATGATTGATAAATTTATTAATATATTTGAGGGGTTAAGTTCGGCCTACGGACAATTCAGAAAAGACAACAACAGATTATCTGTTAAAGTAGAAGGTAAATCTTTCATAGAAAAGAAACCTGTAACTAAAGAACTTTGGCAAAATCATTTAAACGGAATAGGATCAAACTTAGGAGTGTTTCCTTTGACAAGAGAAGGAACATGTAAGTGGGGAGCTATTGATATAGATGTAAACAATTTTGATTATGAAGATTTATTAAATAGAATTAGAAAGCAGAAACTACCATTAATAATGTTTAGATCTAAAAGTGGTAGAGCACACGTTTATATGTTCATGAAAGATTTTACTCCTGCTCAAGAAGTGCAAACAGTAATGAAGAAGTTTGCAGGTAAATTAGGTTTAGCTGATAAGTTAGATAGAGTTTACCCAATGCAAACATCTTTAGGTAAAAATGATTTTGGTAGTTGGCTAAACATGCCATACTATAATCAAGAAGAAACAAGCACGTGTGCGTACAAAGATAATTTTGACGGAGCAACAATAGAAGAGTTTTTTGAAATGTATGATAAATATGTTCAAACAGATTTATCACAACATTTAGTAGAAGAGGTAAAACAAAATATAAAAAAACCAAAAGAAAAAACATTAGAAGATTTTTTATTACCATGCACAAAAAATTGTTTAAAGTTAAATAACAATAAAATACCGGATGAAAATCGAAATGATTATTTATTACATATGTATACCTGGTCTATGCGTGCAGTTGAAAAGGGTGTTAAAAAAATTCCCGAATATAGTAAAATGGATGCTGAAACTTTGTTAAAATATTTTAATCAAGAATATATGGTTAAACCGGTAGAAGAGAAAGAAATACAGAACACAATATTTAAATCAAAAGATAAAGAATACAAATACCTTTGCAAAAAACCAACTATAACAAAATATTGTGATTCTTCTGCGTGCACTAGACATCTTTGTGGAATAACTCCTTTAGATGCTGAAAAATTAGTAAAAGCAACCCAAGCTTTAGGAAAGATAACTCGTTATTTAAGTGAACCCCCAATTTTTTTTGAAAGTGTTGATGTAAAAAATGAAAATGGCAGCGGCTACAAAAGAATAAGAGTAGAAATGCAAGGAGAAGATATAATGAATAAACAAAAATGGTTAAATAAACTAGCAAATCAAGGGTATTTTCCTCACATATCTTTACATGAACAAAAATCTTCAGATTTTCTTGTAATGCAATATGAAAGATTAGAAAATTGTTTGAATGAGGCAGCAGACGAGGAAGCCTCTGAAGATTTTGAATTTAAATCAATAATATACTCTTTTGTTAATAAGATGACTGTTAGTTATAACAAAGAAGATTTATTAAAAAACGCATGTTATGTTAATAAAGACACACACGAGCTAGACTTTAAACTTCCTAGTTTAATGGAATATTTAAAATCAAATCACATTAAAATACCAGCAAATCAACTAACACTTAAATTAAAAAAAATAATGGGAGCTAAAAAAATAAATGGGACTGTATACGATGAAGTCCTTGATAAACAAAGATCTTATCCAACATGGAGATTTAAATCAGACACAGACAAATACGTCGTTCAAATAACAGGAAGCGCAGCAAAACAAATAGAACATGACCAAGAAAATTAGAATAGCAGGGCCACCAGGCACAGGAAAAACAACAAGTTTAGTGAAAATATATTACTCTCATTTAAAACAATATTCACCAACCGATATCATAGTAATATCACACACTAATACTGCTGCTGATCACATAAGAGGTACAATATATTCAGATAAAAGCATACAGAAGTATCAAGATAAAACAAAACACGAGGTGTTTGGTATAGTTAAAAATGCAAAAGAAACACTAAAACAAAACGTAATTACGATACATAAGTTCTGTAAAGATAGAGTTGAAGGTAAATCTTTTTTGATAGAAGATTATGAAATACTAGCCAACTTATATGACAGATTTAATAAATATACAACGAGTAAAACTTTTCAAAGCACAGAACTATTGTTTAAAAAGCACCCGTTTTTTAAATTTATGAGTTTTGCAAGAGACAACGGTATGCCTTTTCTTGACTACTACAGGACCTTGTCTTTAAAAGAAAGAGATGATTACAAATATACCATTGAAGAGCTACAATTTTTAGAAAAAAAATATAATGAATTTAAAACAAATCAAAAGGTAAACCAACGAGCTAAAGTAATTTTAGACTTTCAAGATATGATAGATTATTTTTGCCACAATGAAGCAGAATCAGAAAGACTTTGCAAAAAAATAAAAGTGTTAATTGTAGATGAAGCTCAAGACTCTAGTGTAATACAAAGACAAGCGGAGAAAGTTATGTCAAAAAATGTAGATTATTTTTACAAGGCAGGAGATCCTGATCAATCCATATTTGAGTTTGCAGGTGCAGACCCGGATTCTTTTCATAGAGAGTTTGCAGATCCAGAAATAGAATTAAAAGAGGGTTATCGATGTCCAAGAGTTATAAACGAATATTGTAAACAAATAATAAAACCTGTGTGGGAACACTATGGATACGAAAGAACATGGAAACCACGAGAAGAATTAGATGAAAATGGAAATAGAACAGGTAAAATTGTAGAGGGTGAAATATTTGAAATGTCAAATTTAACGCAAGACCCCTTTGCGCCTGAACTAAAAAATAGAATATTAAATACCAAAGAGCAGTTTGTCTTTACCTATAGAGGTAATGAACCTAAAATAATGATAGATTATTTAGTAGAATTAGGCATGCCGATGAAAGTTCCGTCTGGTGCAAAGCTTCAATTTAAATACCCAACAAACGAAATAAAAAATCAAAGATCTTTTTTAGAATTAACAAAAGGAGAAAAAGTATCTTCAGCGAAAGTAAAACTGATGTTGAAAAGCACTAGCCCACAATACATTAACAATCAAAAATCTATAGATGATATAGACAGAGGTAGTTATACTTTAGATTGGTTAGTACAAAATAATTATTTAGTGCCGGGTGTAAAAGGCGTTGATGATTTTCAACTTATATGTAAGGATAATTCTATCATACAAGCTAATTACATACGTAAAATAGTAAATAACAATAGAGATTTAGAAGACAAAAGAATTTTTTTAGAAAACATACATACCACCAAAGGTAAAGAATTTGAGAACGTAGTAATAGATTTAACAATAACTCAAGAAGAAGAGGACTTTGTAAAGAGACGTATAAAATTTGTTGGATGTTCACGTGCACAACAAACTTTATGGACTATAAAAAGCAGAACAAACTTAACATTGTAAAGGAGGATAAAATGACAAATAAAGAAATGTTCAAAGGTGTAGCGTATAAATCTTTAGAAGAACAGGTTGGAGGTAAGCACTATCGCAGTATGAAGATTCAACCAGCAGAGTTCATCAATGAAAATAAACTCTTGTTTGCTGAAGGGAATGCTATAAAATATATTTGCAGGCATTCTGTAAAAGGAAAGCAACAAGATATTGAGAAGGCGATACATTATTTACAAATGATATTGGAAAGAGATTATTCATGAATTTATCCATAGAAGATATACCTCACTTAAAAAATGGAACTGTGGTGGCTGTTGACTTAGAGACACATGATCCAGACCTCAAGACCAACGGATCAGGGGCCATAGTTGGTAGAGGTAAAGTTTGTGGTATTGCTTTAGCGTGGGACGATAGAAAAGAATATTTTCCAATAAGACATAAGGGAACAGCTGGTAATCTTCCAGCTAGTTTTGTTTGGCAAAGAATGAATAGGTTAATATTTCAAAACGAAAAAATTACAAAAGTATTTCATAATGCAATGTACGATGTATGTTGGATTCGTGCAGAAACTGGTTTAATGTTAAAGGGACCTATATTTGATACAATGGTAGCTGCATCTATTATTGATGAAAACAGGATGAGGTACACACTAGATTCACTAGCTAAAGATTACTTAAATGATAACAAATACAAAAATGATTTAAAAGATCTTGCGCAAGAACTGCACGGAGTTTCTGATCCAATGTCTAACATGCATTTGTTGCCATATGATTTAGTAAAAGACTATGCAGAACAAGATGTTAGTTTAACTTTAAGGTTATGGAATAAGTTTAAAAAAATTATTGATACTCCAATAATTACCGAGTCAAAAAATAAAAAAACACTAAAAAATATATTTGATCTAGAAACAAGACTATTTCCATGTCTTGTTGAAATGAGATTTAAAGGTGTAAGAGTTGATGAAAAGGCTGCAAAAAAATTAGGTGATGAATTAAAAAAAGAAATAAACGATATACTTACTCGTATAAAAGAAGAAACAAAAGTAACTGTAGATATATGGGCTGCTGATTCTATTGTGCCGTTGTTAGAACAACAAAACATTACAGATTATAAAACTACCCCAAAAACAGGGCGACCTAGTATAACAAAATTATATTTAGAAACACACCCAAACAAATATTTAAATTTAGTTGCAAAAGCTAGACAATTAGATAAACTACACAACACTTTTGTGACCAGTATTTTAAAATTTGTACACAAAGGTAGAATTCACGCAGACATAAATCAAATTAGATCGGACCAGGGCGGAACAGTCACGGGAAGATTTAGTATGTCTAATCCAAACTTACAACAGATACCCACTAGAAGTGAACAAGGTAATAAAATAAGAGATCTATTTTTACCAGAAGAAGACAGCAAGTGGGCTTCGTTTGACTATTCACAACAAGAACCTAGACTAGTTGTGCACTATGCATTAAAAAATAAACTTTATGGTGCAGAAGAAATGGCTGATGCCTACAATAAAGACCCTGACACAGACTTTCATGAAATGGTTGCTAAGATGGCTAAAATTACAAGAAAACAAGCGAAAACTATTAATTTAGGATTATTTTATGGTATGGGTAAAGGTAAACTAGCTAGATCTTTAGAGTTAGAACCTGATGAAGCAAAAGAATTGTTTGATCAGTATCACAGCAAAGTCCCTTTTGTTAAAAAATTATCTAACGGTTTACAAAATTTTGCAGAAAAAAATAAAAATATATTCACACTTGAAGACAGATTTTGTAGATTCGATAGATGGGAACCTATGAACAAAGAATGGAACGATGAAAAAGGTGTGTTTGAAATAAGCGAGTACAAGGAGGTTGATGGTAAAAAACAGATAGTAAAATCACCAGTTCCAATACTAAAAAGACAAGAGGCTGAAAATAGATATTTAGCAGATAAAGTTAGAAACTTAGAAGTCAACGACCCAAACTGCAACAATTTTGAAAACTATTATAAACCTGCTTTTACATACAAAGCTTTAAATAGATTAATACAGGGATCTGCTGCCGATATGACAAAAAAAGCAATGGTAAATTTATACGAACAAGGTATTATTCCACACATACAAATTCATGATGAACTTTGTTTTTCTGTAAAAACAAAAGATGAGGTAGAAAAAATTAAGAACATTATGGAGAGTGCTATAGAATTAAAAGTGCCCAACAAAGTAGATTGTAAAAAAGGCGTTAGTTGGGGTTCTATAAAATG